CCGATTGAGAAACCAAAATATATTATTGGTTCATATCTGCACTATATCTAAAAAATACACAACTACTATAACAAATGAGCAAGGCGGCTGAGTAAGCGTCTGTGCTTAAATATTGTCTGAGGAGATAAAACAACAATGTTTAAAAAATTTTTAAAAATCTGTGAACAAATTGGTTATGCAAGAGCAGCTCATAACTTAGCCGTAATGGGTAAATATGAAGAAGCTAAAAAGTTAATGTTACATTCTAAGGAGGCTGCTTAAATGGGACGCCTACTTAAAAAGTTTTTTGGCCGTAATAATGATAACACTGATAATGGTATCAAACGCTTCTGCCAGGCCGAATGGGGTAAAGATTGGTACTTCGCCTACACTTGCTATAAGAAAGACGGAAGATTTCCGTACCATGTAAGAAAGGGTGTTTACTAATGTGGCCGTATAATGATGATGAATTAGAGTTTATCAACACTAAAAAGTCTTCTTAAAGATTTCTGTACTTCAGTTAAATCTTTTTCTTTGTCTTCTTTAGGCTGTTCAGCATAAAGAATAACTGCAAATACCAAGAAAGTGACGGGAAGTCCTATTAGCAATAATAGGACACCGTGTTGTAAGTCCATTATTATATTTAGAACTTAGATAATTCAGGTACTATCTCTCTAATATCAAAACCTCTTTTACTATTCATAAAATCAATCCATACTTTAACTTTGTGTTTTTCTACATTATTGTATTTTCTTGTATAAAGATATTCAGGTCGGCCTAACTGCATACCTGTAAAGGTCTTTAAAAACTCTTTATATTTCTCATTGTAAATTTCTATATCTTCATCTGCCTCAACGGAAGTGTAATTAGGTGAACCACAATAATTAAACTGTAATCTTTCTATACCTAACTCTTTCATTTCTTGTAAGTAAGTGTCTAATGAATACAATGTGTAAATGGTAGGTGTACAAGATATAATAGGTTTCTTACCTGTGCTGGCCATATACAGTTTTAAATTGTTAATTGTTTTTGTATAAGAACTACCACGCACCCACTCATACAGTTTATGTGTACCGTCAATAGATACGGAAAAGTAAAAATTAGGATAGTCACAAATCATATCCATAAACTTATCTGTAATGACAGCAAAGTTAGAGGTTGCCGTAATCTTAGGGGGTTTATCTAACTTTAAACAATGTTGCATTAAATCATAATTACGATTATCCGCAAAAGGTTCACCACCTTTTAAATGAATACTCTCCACTTCAGGTAATATATCATATATCTTTTGTAAATCTTTATCACTCATAGAATGGACTTTCATATCTCTAATTCTATTTCTATCACGCCAACTATTTCGAAAAGTCATACCCTTTTGTACAGCTTCTTTATCCCATTCTACCCATTTTGAACTATACACACTACCACACATAGTACAAGTCTGGTTACATATATTAGAAGGTGCAAACTCTAAGAATTTAATCGCATAAGAATCCGAGTCCGATTCCGACCACTTTATATGCCTTTTAACCCATTCATCAATAGGTGCCGTTTGACCGTCTTCTCTTTTACGAATACAAGAATAACACCATTCACTAGGTAACTGGCCATTCTTCATTGTATCTCTTATTTCATTTAATAAAGAAGAGTTAAAGAAGTCTAAGAGATTGTCTATTTCTGAGATGTGTGCTAATTCTTTTTTTGTAGATGCACAACATAAGAGTATTCTACCGTCTGGATTAATTGTCAGTCCGCCACCAAAGAGTATTCTACAAGTTGAAGTTGTTTCTTTCATAGGGTATTGGAGCTTCCTTTGGACGGCACTACACCGTTATATATAAGAGTTTAGTCCTTCACATATTCTGTAAATGACTTCCTAGACTGATTTTTATCCGAGGAAAAATTTGTCAGGAAGTAGTTAAAAAAACACTTCTAGTCCTGTATAGAGTAAAAATAACCATAGTAGGCCTTTAATCAGAAAGAAGTAGAATCCTAGTTTGGCCATTGTTTTGAGTTTGGACATATATCTAATGGTTGTTATTGCATTTATAGTTTAGCGAATCACTTTACTTTTTATATAGCGAATTGTCTGGCCGATTTTAAGGATTTAAGTCTATTCTTGCACCTCTATGAACCACATTGCCTGTTGTATTACTTGTCTTATTGCCTTCTACGGTTTCTAAGATATTACCCTCAACGGCCACTGTCATATTACCACCTACCTTCAAGTTGTAATCACCTGCACTGTTTACATTTATCTTGCCATCTACGGTAACCAAGTTAATATTGCCTTTATCCACCTGTATGTTAATATTGGCATTGGGGCCTATCTGTATATCATAATGGTTATTCTCACCACCACTCTTATTTAAATAAACTTTGTGACGGCCATCTATAGATATATCACTATTGCCTTCTATTAGGGCTTGACTCTTGCCTGATATTATGGTATAATGGTCGCCTTTTATTATATCTACCTTATTGCCATCCTTATCTATCTCATATGATGTGCCTGTACGGTGTGTCTGATATATACGCTCATTGTCTGGCGTATCATCATATTCCATTATATGGCCACTTTCACTTTCAAATACATGGTTATATGGATAAACGGCCGCATAGGGTATAGACGGCTGTGACCAAGTGTCGCCATCAGACGCTACTGTATTACTGCCATCTGCGTTTGCCACCACATTAAAGTCTGCTGTGGCCACTTGTGTTTTTCTTGTTAATTTTCGTAATTCTAAAAACAAATGAGGATTAGCGCTATCATTGGTGGCCAGACGATTTGTATCCACCTCATCTTTGTATTTGGGATAAACGCCATTAGGGTCATAGAAACCCTTAGTAGAATCGGCCAATTCAATCGGCTTTCCCGGAAGAGTTCCCAGGATCATAGGTTCTTGGCAGGCCGAACCATCTCTAAAATAACCAAAAACCCAACTTCCTTCCACCACAAAGGTTGGCGAATGGCCTAACCCACTGATACCACTAGAAGTAATTGGGTGAATGACTTGTGCCCACGGTAAATCGGTAGTAGGCAAATCATCTTTGTTGGCCGTATGAATTCCCACACAGCGTACTCTTAGACGGCCTAGTTTCTGAGGGTCATTTCTGTCTTCAACTACGCCGTTAAACCAGAAAAAGCCGTTCTTGCCCATAAAATTTGTATCGTACATCATTGTTTTTTACCGATAAATGTTTCCTTTTAATACGCTAGCCATACGCATTTATTAGCCATTTAATTAATCCTTACGCAAGGCCTTTCCCCATAGAGGGTACTTCTCTTTTATCTTATTTTTCAACGCTTTACCTTTGCGTAAAAACTCTTTTATTAGACTTTCCTTTTTAACAGGCTCGTCTGATTGGCCACCTGAAAGATTACTCAAATACTCTATTATCTGTCTAAACATAGTAGTTCTCTCAGTAATCCTCTCTTACCCTTATAAAAGTATGCATATTTACACTGGTAGTATTTCATTGCTATTGTTTCAATCATTTCTCTAATCATCTCTATTCTTATTAGTCTTTCTTAGTTACATATCTCAGCAACTGGTGTTTTAAGTATTGTGCATAGGCCAGTAACACTGTTATACCTACTAACCACAAAAACATCTCTAACATAGGCCACTCCCTTCAGCGCCGGATTCTCTCAGTTTCTTAAAGTCTTGCCAAATCATTTATATCTGATATATCCTGGTCGTATATATTAATCTTACTTATATTTGATTTACCTGTAATTAAAGGGTCGGATTCACTCGGATATGCATTCCTAACGCTATCCTTGTAGCATTTGAGTACCATTTCGTGTGTACCGCTTTCTACAGATATTGTATGTTTAATCGCCATTATTAAGTATCTTCCACTCGTGTAGGGGTTGTGTTCTGTCTTATCACCAGGTCTCATTACAGGAGAGGTAAAGTTAATTATATCACCTGCATTTAAATTGGTGTTTCCATATACTAATAATGATAAGTTCATATTTTTATAACCCGCTCTTTGTGAGGTAATCTTAGGTAAGGTATCTTTAACAGGCGTAAACTCGTAATCATTATGTACTTTAGATGTTTCAGTCTGTACCATTCTTTTGGCGTCATATGATTCAAATAGTTTCTTGCCTGT